TTAAATGTGCAGGATCGCTCTGATCGCTGCCTGGGTCTCAGCTCCGGCGTGCCGGTATGCTTCGATCAGGTCGATCTCGGCCAGAGTTACGGCCAGAAACTTATTAGCGGCGGGGTCCGTTTCATCGCCTGCCGGCTTCTCAATCTTATCAGTATATCCCAGCAGGTAGTTCATATCGACATGGAAGATCTCGGCCAGGGCCTCGATCACCTCGAAGCTCGGCTTGCGCTTTCCGTTCTCATACTGGGAAATGGTCATTTTATTCAATCCAGTGCGGTCGGCCACCTCCTGCTGGGACCAGCCACGCTCTAATCTTAAAGATTTCACAATCTGAGAAAACTCCATAATTCTGTCCCCCTAAAAAATGTTTATTTTCCTCTTGACAATTATAAACTAAGAGTTTATTATAGTCAATGTAAACTATTAGTTTACATCAAAGAGAACGACGGTAAACAGTACCGGCAAGGAGGGCGCACAATGAACACCTACAAGATTATTTTTACCCGCGAAAACGGGACCCAGGGCACCGACCACTTCACCGCCATCAACGAGCGCCAGGCCCGCAAAGACTTCGGCGAGTGCTACCGTCACAGCACGGCCACCATCATCAGCATAGAGCTGGCCAGCACCAATACCCCGGCCACCAAACAACAGGAGCGCGACACCCTGGAGAAGATCCGGAAGATGGTCGAGCAGCTGGGCCCGGACTCCTACCTGGCCACCGCCTTCGAGGGCTGCTTCGACCTGGCCGCTGAGAACATCAACAACGACTGGGCCTGCTCCATGGCTGACCGCGCCCGCAACGCTGAGAAGCGCGTCGCAGAACTGGAGGGCAAGCTGTCCGAGGCCGTGAAGGACTACGAGGCCGCCCATGCTGCTGCCCATGCGGTCGCCGAGGAAAAGGACGCCGAGATTGCAAAGCTGAAGGATCAGCTGAAGCAGGTCCAGGAGACCGCCCGCTGGAATGGCCAGAAATGTGATGAAGAAGCGACCGCCGCTGGAGGGGCCCAGCGTCGTGCTGAGGCCGCCGAAGCCGAAGTCATCCAACTGAAGGCTAAGCTCTACGACCTGCTGGTCGCCGGGAGGTAAAGGAGGACGGACTGATGGCTGCATATATGAGAAAGACGGGGATCCTCCCCGTCTGCACCAATAACGAGGCCCGGGCCTACTTCGCCGGCAAGGGCCTCACCTATGCCGACGTGACCGAGGGCGACATCCTCGCCCTGGTCATGCTGCTGAACAAGCACACCAAGAAGGCGAATAAGGACTGCGAGACCTCGATGGGCTCCATGTACCTGAGCCGCCGGATCGACCTCAAGCGGAAGACCAACGGCACCCTGATCAGCTGCTTCCTCTACGTCAACAGCCACTACTTCGAGCGCCGGGAGTGCATCAGTTTCAACGCTGACGGCTGGATCGGCTTCGCCGGCTGGGCTGACCAGGGCAACACCAACCCCATTTTACGAGCATTTATCGAGTGGTGCGACGCGCTCGCTGCCACCAAAGAAAAGGAGGACACACAACAATGACCCGCTTCAAGTATTATTCCAATTATCTCGCCTGCCTGCTGGGCACTTTGATCGCCTTCGAGCTCTGCTGGATCGGCGCCAAGTACGTCATCGAGGGCGAGGTGGTCCACACCTGCCTCGACCACTTCATCGCCGTGTGCGGATCGTTTTATATCACCCGTGACACCATGAAGATCTGGTTGAAGCTCCAGGCCAAGAGCCAGAAGGTGCAGCACTAAGGAGGCCGCCATGAGGAAGGACATCCCGCTGCACCAGTACCCGAAGGGCGTGCAGATCGCGACCCACATGATCGGCTTGAACTACAAGCGCCCCTACATCCGGCACGGCCGGCGATACTACAAACCCTACCGTAACTACTTCTGCTCGGCGCTATCCGGCCCCGACTATGAGACGCTGCGGAAGATGGAGAAAAAGGGCTACGTCGTGAGCGGCAAGCCCGGCGAGAAGGGCATCTGTTTCTGGATGACCCGTGAGGGGCTGGACTGGCTGGGCGAAAAGATCCGGATCCAGATCCACGACCCCAGAGACTAAACCGAGGAAGGAGGCAAAGCATGGCCACAGTAAAGACTATTGACGCTCAGACCATCGGGGAGAGACTTCGCACTCTGCGCGGATCTCGCACCCAGAAGGAAGTCGGCGACGCCATCGGCGTGACCGCCATGGCGATCTCTTTCTACGAGCGCGGCGAGCGAGTGCCGGCTGATGACATCAAGGTGGCGCTGGCCCGTTATTTCAACAGCACCGTGGAAGCTATTTTTTTTACATTCTAAGTAAACTCTAAGCTTACTTTTTCAAAGGAGGACACACATGGGAAGAAAGAACAGACAACGCAAGCCGGAGCCCTTCAAGTGCTGCGAGACCTGCGCCAATATGCAGCCGATAGGCGAAGGCGATCACATCTGTGACGTCTGCTGCAGCCACGATGGCAGCCCGACCGCTCTCGTCCTGGAGAGTTACATCCCGGCCGACGACTACTTCATCTGCGAAGGAAGCAGGTGGACACCACAATGAGCGCCACAAACCGAGGCTGCGAGCGCAAGGCTTACGACTTCTATGCCACCCCGCCGGAAACCGTCCGGGCCTTCCTGGCCAACTTCGACGGCATCAGCTCCGGCGACCGCATCCTGGAGCCTTCTGCCGGCAACGGCCAGATCGTCAAAGTGCTGAGGGAAGGCGGATACGACAACCGGATCGACGCCGTGGAGCTGCGACCGGAGGAGCGGGGCACCCTGGAAGCTCTGGCTGACAACGTCACAATCGGCAGCTTCTTCGACTACGAGCCCGACTGCGGCTACGACGTCATCATAGGCAACCCGCCCTACAGTCTGGCCCTGGACTTCATCAACAAGAGCCTGGAGCTGCTGCACCCTGGTGGCCTGCTGATCTTCCTGCTCCGGACGAACTTCCTGGAGAGCGAGAAGCGCTTCAAGTGGTGGCAGGAGCACCCGCTCAGCGGTCTCTACACCCTGCACAAGCGCCCCAGCTTCACCGGCCGAGGCACCGACGCCACCAGCTACTCCTGGTTTGTGTGGGAGCGGGGGGGGGACCGGCTGCATAGGTCATCAGACCATCAAAACCATCTAAGGAGGACAAGCGCATGGAAGACATTGACCTGACAATGCTGGCCCGCTCGGCCTACCGGGCGATCCTGAGAAGCGTGGAAACCGCAGAGGCTGAGGAGCCTGAGACTGTGAAGGAGGTGGTGCCTATGGCTGCACAAAAAGATTGAGCCCCGGAGCTAATGCCTCGGAGCCCAATAGAACACAGTCCCAGTATAACACAAACAAGGAGGAAATAAAAGCATGAAGATCACCGTCGAATTTGCAAACCTGAACGAGTTCAAGCAGTACATGGGCGTCGAGTCCCCGAACCTGCTCGCCCAGGCATCCAAGGAAACAGAGGACGCTCCTGCACCCGCTGAGGCCGCCCAGGAGCCCCAGAAAGCACCGGAGGACCCTGCCCCTAAGAAGAACACCAAGAAGGTCGAAAAGACCGCCCCTGCGGAAGCTGAGCCCTCTCCTGAGTCTGCTGACGAGGCTGCACCCGCTGCGCCCGCAGAAGTGACCGAGGACTTCCGCATCACCGTCCGCAAGCAGCTCGCGGCCCTCAACAAGAAGCGCGGCTACAACCGTGCGGCGGAACTCATCAACGAGCAGACCGGCAAGGGCAAGCTCACCGAAGTCGCACTTGCCGACCTGCCGAAGCTCATGGAAGCAGCAAAGGAGGAAACCAATGCCGACTAAGCACGCCCGCTGCTCCGCATCGGCCGCATACCGCTGGATCAACTGCCCCGGATCCGTCGCCCTGTCTGATCAGTGCCCGGATCCCGGCTCCAGCAGCTACGCCGACGAGGGAACAGTCGCCCACAGCCTGGCCGAGCTGAAGCTCCGCCACGTCCTACATGAGATCACCGACGCCCAGTACAAGAAGCGCCTGGCCAAGATCCAGCAGGACGACTACTACAACGGCGAGATGGACGAGGCCACCGACTTCTATGTCAAGACCGTCCTGGAGGAGTTCGCCGCAGCCGGCGAAGGCGCCGAGCTGATGATCGAGCAGCGCCTCGATCTTTCCCAATGGATCCCGGAAGGCTTCGGCACTTCCGACGCCGTGATCATCGGCGGCAGCATGATCCAGGTCATCGACCTGAAGTACGGCAAAGGTATCAAGGTCGAGGCCAAGAACAACCCCCAGTTCCGCCTCTACGGCCTGGGCGCCGTCTCTCTGTTCGGCGATCTCTACGACTTCGACACCGTGAAGACCACCGTCGTCCAGCCCCGCCTCGATCATGTGGACAGTGAGATCATCATCCTGAAGGAGCTGCTGCTCTGGGGTGAGGAGGAAGTCGCTCCCCGCGCCATCATGGCCATGGAGGGCTCCGACTACTTTGTGGCCGGCGACTGGTGCCGCTTCTGCCCGGCGAAGGCTCGCTGCCGCAAGCGTGCCGAGTTCAACCTGGATCTGGCCCGGATGGAGTTCCAGAAGCCCCCACTGCTCTCCAGCGAGGAGATCGGCGAAGTGCTGGCCAAGGCCGAGCACCTGAAGAAGTGGGCCGAGGAGGTCAGTGCCTACGCTCTGGAGCAGGCCCTGGCCGGTGAGCACTACGACGGCTGGAAGCTGGTCGAAGGCCGCAGCAACCGCAAGTACGCAGACGAGATACAGGTGGCCGACAAGCTGAAGGCTGCCGGCTTCGACGAGGCGATGCTCTACCAGCGCAAGCTCTACGGCATCACCGAGATGGAGAAGCTCGTCGGCAAGAAGAAGCTGGCCGCCACTCTGGGCGACCTGCTGATCAAACCCGCAGGCAAGCCGGTCCTCGTGCCGGAGTCTGATAAACGCGAAGCTATCAACACAACCGAAGCGGCTCAGGCCGACTTCACCACCGGCGACGACGAAGTCGCGCCGTTCTAATTAAGGAGGATTATAAAATGTCTACTACCAAAGTTATCACCGGAAAAGTTCGTTTCAGCTATGTGAACATCTTCAAGAGCCGCGCCTTCCAGGCTGGCCAGGACGCCAAGTACAGCGTGTGTCTGCTGATCCCTAAAGAGGACAAGGCCACCATCAAGAAGATCAAGGCAGCCATCGACGCAGCTGTCCAGGACGGCATCAGCTCCAAGTGGGGCGGCAAGAAGCCCGCTAACCTGAAGCAGCCTCTGCGCGACGGCGACGCCGAGCGTGCCGATGAGGCTCCTGAGTACGAGGGTATGTACTTCCTCAACTGCAACAGCACCCAGAAGCCCGGCATCGTGGACAAGGATCTGAACGAGATCCTGGACCCCGACGAGGTCTACTCCGGCTGCTGGGGCCGCGCCTCCATCAACTTCTTCCCCTTCAACACCAACGGCAACAAGGGCGTCGGCATCGGCCTGAATAACATCCAGAAGCTGAAGGACGACGACCGCCTGGGCGCTGCCCGTGCTTCTGCCGAGTCCGACTTCGGCGGAGACGACTTCGAGGACGACGAGGACTTCTAAGGAGGACATACAGATGCACCGAGTTATGGGCGTGGATATAGAAACCTATAGCTCCGTGGACCTGGCCGAGGCGGGCGTCTACGCCTACGTGGAGGCGCCCGACTTCGACATCCTGCTCATCTCGTACATCTTCGACGACTGGGGCGAGGACGACGTCAAGACCATCGACTGCTTCGATACTGATCCTGACATGATGGCCGAGTTCTGCGAGGCCCTCCTCGATCCCCGGATCGTCAAGACCGCCTTCAACGCGAACTTCGAGCGCACCTGTCTGGCCAAGTGGCTCCAGAAGCCCATGCCGCCGGAGGAGTGGCGCTGCACGATGGTCAAGGCGCTGACGCTGGGCCTGCCGGGCAATCTGGCAGGCGCCGGCGAGGCGCTGGGCCTTCCTCCTGAGAAGCTGAAGGACCCCCAGGGCAAGGCTCTGATCCAGTTCTTCTCGAAGCCGTGCAAGCCGACCCGGACCAACGGCCAGAGGACGCGCAACCTTCCACAGCATGACCCGGCCAAGTGGCAACTCTACAAGAGCTACAACCGGCAGGACGTTGTGACCGAGCAGGAGATCCTCCGGAAGCTATCTATCTACAAAACCCCAGAGGACGAGCAGGCGCTCTGGTCTCTGGACCAACACATGAACGACAACGGCGTGAAGCTCGACATCCCCATGGTCGAGAAGATCGTCGCCTACGATAACCAGCGCCGGCAGGAGCTCCAGGAAGAAGCCCAGGAGCTCACCGGCCTGAAGAACCCGAACAGCCTGGCCCAGCTGAAGCGCTGGCTCGCGGAGCAGGGCGTGGAGATGGACAGCGTCACCAAGGACACCATCGCCGAAGCGCTGAAGCAGCCAGACCTTCCGGAGAACGTCCGGAGAGTGCTGGAGATCCGCACCGCCCTCGGCAAGACCAGCGTGGCCAAGTACAGCACGATGCTGGTGGCGCACTGCCAGGATCACCGGCTGAGAGGCATCCTTCAGTTCTACGGGGCCAACCGCTCCGGCCGCTGGGCCGGCCGCCTGGTGCAGACGCACAACCTGGCCAAGAACACGCTGCCGGATCTGGCTCTGGCCCGCGAGCTGGCGGCCGAGGGAGACTTCGACACCATGGGCACCCTGTTCGGCGAGACGGCCTTCGTCTTCTCCGAGCTGATCCGGACGGCCTTCATCCCCTCCGACGGGCGCCGCTTCGTCGTCTCCGACTTCTCCGCCATCGAGGCCCGTGTCCTGGCGTGGATCGCTGGCGAGGAGTGGGTCCTGGACGCCTTCCGCAGTGGCAAGGACATCTACTGCGAGACCGCCTCCATGATGTACCACGTCCCGGTCGAGAAGCACGGCGCCAACAGTCACCTCCGCCAGAAGGGCAAGGTGGCCGTGCTGGCCTGCGGCTACCAGGGCGGCGTCGGCGCCATGAAGCGTATGGACAAAGGCGGCACCATCCCGGAGGACGAGCTCCAGAGCGTCGTGGATCAGTGGCGCCAGGCCAACCCCAGAGTCGTGAAGCTCTGGAGGGACGTCGAGCTGGCCGTGAGGACCGCCATCGAGGAGCACCGCACCGTGAGGCGCGGGATCCGCGTCCAGGTCAGCCCCGAGGAGCTCGCAACCCGTGAAGCTATGGCCGGCGGCCCGGTTAGGCCGTACAGCGTCCGGGAGGGCGTGGGCATCTCCTTCGGCTACATCAACGGCAACCTGTTCATCAAGCTGCCCAGCGGCCGGAAGCTCTGCTACTGGGACGCCAAGCTGAAACTCGACCCCCGCGACGGCCGTGAGCACATCGTCTACATGGGCGTGAACCAGGAGACGAAGCAGTGGGGCGAGACCGAAACCTACGGCGGCAAGCTGGTCGAGAATATCGTCCAGGCCACCGCCAGAGACTGCCTGGCCATCTCCATGCAGAGGGTCGCGGCTCTGGGCTACGACATCGTGATGCACGTCCATGACGAGATGATCGTTGACGTGCCAATCGAAGACACCGGCGCCATGGCCAGGATCAACGCCTGCATGGCGGAGCCGATCCCGTGGGCTCCCGGCCTCCCGCTGCGCGGCGACGGCTACGAGACCCCGTTCTACATGAAAGACTAAGGGGGGGGGATTTCCCTCCTCCACCACAGAAAAGGAGGACAGCGATGGAACCTATCAAAATACGCTGGGAGACAGGCCACATGGAGATCAACCCCGACGTCTTCTTCCCGACGAGCACACCCAGGATCCGGAAGCTCCTCCGGGTGGTCGCCCTGGATTTTTCGCATCAGGACGACCTCCGGATGCAGATGGCCCGGTATTGCGAAGACCGAGCCGATGAGATCCTGAGCGACCGCAAGCGGCTCGCCAACGAGGCCGTGAACTATCACCAAAAGGTGGCGGACCTTCAGCCGCCCATTGACACAGCGAAGCGCCGGATCACAGCGCTCCGCGCCTGCATCCAGGAGCAGCCGAAAAAGGCCCGGGCTCTGGGCTACCGCGACCGACTCCAGGAGGAGCAGGAAGCCCTCAAAAAGCTGAAGACGCAGCAGAGCATCGCGCTGGCTGCCTTCAAGAAAAAGCAGAAAGAGTTCGAGGCCGCTGAGGGCGTGGCCAAGAAATTGAAACAGAACGCGGAGGTGCTCAGATCATGACCAACACAGCCGAAAAGATCAGCGCCCCGCTGTTCACGGTAAGGTACAACGGGGATCTGCTGATCTCCCTGGGCAAGAGTCGCTACGAGACCGCCTGGAAAAACAAGACCATGAGCTGGGCCGTGCTGCTGAATAAGCTGGCCCGCTCCCAGGAGACCCCCGAGACCCATGCCGAATACATGAAGATGTCAAAGGAGCAGCAGGACCGGATCAAGGACATCGGCGGCTTCGTCGGCGGCCATCTGAAGGACGGACGCCGCAAGACCGGCTACGTCACCGGCCGCCAGCTGCTCACCCTCGACCTGGACATCCCTCCGGTCGACTTCTGGGACAGCATCATCAACAACCTGGAGATCAACAGCGCCCTGGCCGTCTACTCCACCCATAAGCACACAGCAGCGAAGCCTCGCTACCGTCTGATCATGCCCCTCGACAGAGAGGTCACGCCGGACGAGTACGAGGCCATCGCCCGCAAGATTGCCGAGAAGATCGGCATCGACTACTTCGACGACTCCACCTTCCAGCCGACCCGTCTGATGTACTGGCCGAGCCACAGCGCGGACGTCGAACCCTTTTTCCAATTCTACGACGCGCCCTTCCTCTCTGCCAGCGCCGTGCTGGCAGAGTACCCGGACTGGACCGACACCAGCTACTGGCCGGAGTCGTCACGCATGACCGGGATCCGGAAGCGCCAGGCGGACAAGCAGGGCGACCCTCTCAGCAAGAAGGGCGTCGTCGGTATCTTCTGCCGCACCTATAGCATCACCGAGGCCATCGCCAAGTTCCTGCCGGACGTCTACACTCCGACGGCCAAAGAGGACCGCTACACCTACGCAGCCGGCTCGACAGCTGCCGGCCTGGTAGTCTATGACGGCGACGTGTTCGCCTACTCCAACCACAGCACCGACCCGGCCGGCGGCCAGCTCTGCAACGCCTTCGACCTGGTCCGCCTCCACAAGTTCGGACATCTGGACGAGGGTCACGAGGACAAGAGCGGCAAGGACGCCCCGAGCTACAAGGCCATGGCCGACGTGGCCAGAGATGACGAGGGCTGCAAACGAACAGCCGCGAGCGAGCAAGCAGCGAACGCTCGCCAAGAGTTCGCTCAGCTGGAGGAGGCCCCGGAGGACTGGGCCCCTCTGCTGGAGCGCAACGCCAAGATGGAGGTCTGCCCGACTCTCGTCAACGCCGTGCTGATCGTGCAGCACGATGAGGGCCTCCAGAACATCGCCTACAACGATCTGAAGCAGGCCATCGAAAAGACCGGACCGCTGCCGTGGCGAAATGACGGCGGCACCTGGAGAGATGCCGACGACGCGCAGCTCCTGGCATACATGAACAGAGTCTACCAGTCCCGCTTCACCAACTCGGCCGTCGTCACGGCACTGATCAAAGTGGCCGACGACCGGCACTTCAACCCCCTGCGGGAGTACATCCAGGCGCTGCCTGAGTGGGACGGCGTGTCCAGAGTGGACACGCTACTGATCGACTATCTGGGCGCCGAGGACTCCACCTACACCCGGGCTGTAACTCGCAAGACCCTCGTCGGAGCCGTCCAGCGTGTGCTGCAGCCTGGCTGCAAATTTGACACCATGCTCGTGCTCGATGGCCCTCCGGGCATCGGCAAGAGCACCCTGCTCCGGAAGCTGGGCGGCGAATGGTTTGACGACTCCCTCAGCCTGGCCGACACCAGGGACAAGACCGCAGCCGAGAAGCTCCAGGGCAAGTGGATCATGGAAATCGGCGAGATGCAGGGCACCCGCAAGGCCGACATCGACATCGTCAAGGGCTTCTTGAGCCGCCAGGACGACGCCTACCGTGCAGCCTACGGCCGCGTGGTGCAGAGCCACCCGAGGACCTGCATCATCTGCGGCACTACCAACAGCACCGACGGCTTCCTGAGAGATACCACCGGCAACCGACGCTTCTGGCCCGTTCCCGTGAAGAAGGGCCGCCTCAGCGTCTGGGAGATGACCGAGGAAACCCGCGCCCAGATCTGGGCCGAGGCCATGATCTTCGTGGCCGAGGGCGAGACGACCTACCTGGACTACGAGCTGGAACGCGAGGCCGCGAGGATGCAGCTGAACGCGCTGGAGTTCGACGAGCGCGAGGGCGAGGTGGCCGAGTATCTGGACACCCTGCTGCCGGCGGACTGGTACAGCTGGGACCTGAGCCAGCGTGTGGACTACTTCCAGCAGCGCGACGTCCTGAGCCCGACCATCGAGGGCACGATGCAGCGCACGCGGGTCAGCACCAAGGAGATCTACTGCGAGTGCCTGGGGCTCCCGTGGGCCCGTTTTACGCGGCAGGACGGCGACCGGATCAAGACCATGCTGCTGAGGATCGGCGGCTGGAAAAGCGGCAGCAAGCTGGAAAAGGTGCCAGGATATGGCCCACAGCGTTGTTACCACCGGAGCACGGGTAACGATTAAGTTGTTACCCGTGCACGGTCGGAGGCTCACGGGGTAACAACTGCTTGTTTTCAAGTTGTTGTTACCGCCAAAAACTCCGATATTTTAGGCAAGGTAACAAGGTAACAAAGAAACCCCTAATATTTTAATTATTTGAATATAGACAACGAAAACCGCGCCCGAGAGCGCCCGCACGGACATATACGCGCGAGAGTGAATAGTTGTTACGGAGGATCCAAAGATGGAAAAACGAGAACGAGACATAGAGAGCGGCCTGCGGAAGCAAGTCGAGAGAATGGGCGGCAAGTTTATGAAATTCACAAGCCCCGGGAACGACGGCGTGCCCGACCGGATCGCTATCCTACCGGGTGGCCGGGTATGGTTTGTAGAGCTGAAGCGCGAGGGCGAAAAACCAACGGGCATCCAGAAGTGGCAGATGGAGCAGCTGCGGAAGATGGGCTGCAACGTGGCACTGATCACCGGCAAGCAGGAGGCCACGGACTGGATCCGGGGGGTGATCGGATAATGCCAGTCTATGGAAATTGCGACCACTGCGGCGCTCCCATCAAAATGCCGCCGAGCCAATGGGCCAGAGCCACGGAACACTTCTGCAGTCGTCAGTGCCACATGGCAAAGATGAACGCAGAACTCAATCCGACCCGGATGACAAAAGAGACCCGCCAGAAGCTGGCGCTGAGTCGTCTAAACACCGGCCAGACCGACAGCTACCGGAAAACCAACGGCAGGCACACGCACCGGATCGTGGCCGAGCAGATACTGGGCCGCCCGCTGCTCCCTGGTGAAGTCGTCCACCGCATAAACGGCGACAAGAGAGATAACAGACCCGAAAACCTTCGCGTATTCAGCAGCCAAGCCGAGCACGCCAGGTGGCACAAAGAAAACGACAAGGAGGTGATGCCCGATGAAGTTCATCCCACACGAATATCAGCAAAAGGCGATAGATAGGATTGTCAGCAATAAGCGCTTCGGTTTATTCCTGGAGATGGGCCTCGGTTAGCAAGACCGTCATCACCATGACCGCCATCGACATCCTGATCAACGAGATGTTCGAGGTGGATCGCGTCCTGGTCATCGCACCGAAGCGAGTGGCCGAGGACACCTGGACACGAGAGCACGCCAAGTGGGACCACCTTCGCCATCTTCGTGTCAGCAAGGTGCTGGGATCGCCGGAGCAGCGGCGCTGGGCTCTGGCCACAGACGCCGACATCTACGTCATCGGCCGCGACAATGTGGTCTGGCTGGTGGATCTCTACCAGAAGCTGAAGACCGGCTGGCCCTTCGACATGATTGTGATCGACGAGCTCTCCAGCTTCAAAAACCCCCAGGCCAAACGCTTCCGGGCTCTCCGGAAGGTCATGCCGAAGGTGAGTAGGGTCGTCGGTCTGACCGGCACTCCTTCGGCCAACGGTCTCATGGACCTCTGGGCTGAGATCTACCTGCTGGACCGTGGCGAACGCCTGGGCCAGACGCTGGGCGCCTACCGCGAGAAATACTTCCGGCCAGGAGCCCGGAACGGTTACATCGTCTTCAAGTGGGAGCCCCTTCGGGGAGCCAGGGAGAAGATCGAGGCCGCCATCAGCGACATCTGCATCAGCATGAGCGCGGCCGACTACCTGAAGCTGCCGAAGCGGATCGACAACCGGATCCCGGTCAAGCTGAGTCCCCAGGAGATGAAGCAGTACAAGACCATGGAGGCCGAGCAGCTGCTTCACATCGACGACGAGGACGTGGTCGCCCTGAACGCGGCCGCCGTGATGACCAAGCTCCTACAGATTGCCAACGGCAGCGTCTACTCCCACGAGGGCAATGTCGTCCGGCTGCATGATGCAAAGCTGGAGGCGCTGCTGGAGATTATCGACACCACCGACAGCCCTGTCCTGGTATTTTACAGCTACAAGCACGACCTGGACGCTATCCGGGCAGCGATCCCCAATGCCCGGGCTTTGGACGGCCCGGAGGACATCGCAGAGTGGAACGCCGGCGAGGTCCAGGTGCTCCTGGCGCATCCGGCCAGTGTGGGCTACGGCCTCAATCTCCAGGAGGGCGGCCATGTGATCGTGTGGTACGGCCTCACCTGGAGCCTGGAACTCTACCAGCAGGCCAACGCCCGCCTCTATCGGCAGGGCCAGGAGAAGCCGGTGATCATCCACCACCTGATCGCAGAGGGCACCGTGGACGAGCAGGTCATGGACGCCCTGGAGGCAAAAGACACCAGCCAGGCGGCCCTGATGGCAGCACTGAAAGAAAGGAGAAATAAATGAGCGACCCGAGGAGAAACGCGGAGGGCTATCTCGATGTGACAGCCTATCTCGGCACCAAAAACGTCATACAAGAAGAAAACGAGGCCGAGCGAAAGAACAAGGATCTGATCCACACCTTCCGCCTTTTGGCCGACATGGCCGGCTTTGAAATAGTCGGCCGCATCACGATAAAACACAAAAAGACAGGGAGGGTTTTCAGATGATCGGATATTTAAGCGGCCCCATTACGGGCCATAAAGACTACCGGCGTCAGTTTGCGAAGGCTGCCGCCGCGCTGAAGGAGATGGGCTACAACGTCATTAACCCTGCGGCGATTGATGACGCCATTCCCGTCGAGTGCATGAGCTACGATGAAATCATGCGGATCGATCTGGAGATCCTGGCCACTGCCGACTATCTGGTGCAGCTTCCAGGCTGGGAGGACTCGAAGGGCGCCAACCGCGAGCTGGGCTTCGCCCTGGGCGCTGACAAGATCGTCGTCAGCCTGGAGCAGCTTCTCACGAAGGAGGTGACGCCGTCATGACTTTAGACGAGACCTATGACTTCCTGATGCAGATCCGCCGCAAGGAGATCATCATCAGACGGAAAGAGACCCAGCGGGACGAGCTGAGGGCCTGCCTGCTGCCTGGTGCCATCCGCTATGACCGCAACAGGGTCCAGAGCACTCCGACCGATAAGATGGCCGACGTCATCGCCAGAGTGGACGAGCTGGATCGAGAGATCGAGCAGCTCCGGCGTGAGAAGGCCTCCCTGGTCATCGAGATCAGCGACGCCATTGAGACGCTGGAGGACGACTACGAGAGAACCGTGCTGACCGAGTTCTACATAGCACGGGCACCGATGACCGAGGTGGCTGACGCCATCAACTACAGCGTCCGCAGGGCGTATCATTTCAGGAAGATGGGCGTCACCCATCTGGGGGAGGTTTTAGGATGATACGACTCCTGCATGGCGACTGTCTGGCAATGCTGAAAGAAGTGGAGCCTGGCAGCGTGGACCTGATCCTCTGTGATCCTCCCTACTCCTCCGGCGGAACTCATGCCGGCGACCGCAAGGCCAGCACGACGGCCAAGTACACCGACAACGACTTCAACGGGGCCTCCAGGCTCCCAGCCTTCTCCGGCGATAACATGGACCAGCGGAGCTTCACGGCCTTCATGCGATGGGTGTGCAGCGAGCTGAGGCAAAAGACCAGGGAGGGGGGGATCCTGGAGATGTTCGTGGACTGGAGAAACCTCCCGGCGATGACGGACGCCGTGCAGATGGCCGGCTGGGTGTGGAGGGGCGTCGTCGTATGGGACAAAGGCATCAGCAGAAACCAGCCGGGGCGCTTCCGGAACGACTGCGAGTTCGTGGTCTGGTGCTCCAACGGCGACCTGCCTATTGACTGGAAGGCTGCCAAAGGCACCAAGGCCTTGCCGGGCGTCTACCACGTCCCCATAGTGGCACCGAAGCAGCGTTTCCATCAGACCGAGAAGCCCGTGGAGCTACTGGAGAGTCTTCTGGCCATCTGTTCCCCCCGGCGGAACTGTCCTGGACGCCTTCATGGGGTCCGGCAGCACCGGCGTCGCGGCCGTTAAAACCGGCAGGAGCTTCATCGGGATGGAACTGTCCGACCAATACTTCGACACGGCCACCAAGCGCATCCAGGAGGCCGAGGACGAACTACTGAACGACTTTTAGAAAGTCGGCGAACATTGCAAACCAGAACGTGTTATACTGGTAAAGTGGACGAATGAGAGCAGGACCGAAAGGGCCTGCTCTTTTCCGTTTATCGAAACGACGAATAGGAGGCGGCGAGACCATGCCCAAGGCAAGGAACTCGAAAGTAAGCGAGGCCCTTGCATTGTACCGGCAGGGCCTCAAACTAATCGAAATTGCACGGAAGCTGGACGTCCCGGAGGGAACCGTCCGACGATGGAAATGCACCTACAAATGGGACGCCCCCGAAGAAACCGAGCGCTCGCAACCTAAAAAACCGAACGCTCGCAAACGAGGAGGGCAGCCTGGTAACAAGAACGCCACTGGGCCACCCGGTAACAAGAACGCCGAGAAGTTCGGCTTCCTGTCCAAGTATCTCCCAGAGGAGACACTGGAACTGCTGCACTTGACAGCGGGCTCCTCCCCTCTGGATCTTCTCTGGACCCAGATCCAGCTGGCCTACGCTGCCATCATCCGGGCCCAGAAGATCGCCTATGTCAAAGACGCTGAAGACAAGACCATCGAGAAGATCGAGGACCGCAGCGGCGCCGAGTCATGGGGCGAGAAATGGGAAGTCCAGCAGGCCTGGGACAAGCAGGCCAACTTTATGAAAGCACAGGCACGCGCTCAGAGTGAGCTCCGGGGTCTGATTAAGCAGTATGACGAGATGCTGCATAATGACTGGGAAGCTGCCACCGAGGAGCAGAAGGTCCGGCTGCAAGCCCTAAAGGCTAAGATCAACGACGGCGCGGATCAGATCGAGAAAGTGGTGATCATCAATGACACGAACGATCCGCATCAGTGACCTGATCATCCGGAAGTTCTGGCCAGTCTTTAACGACCGGGACCACACTCACAAGATCCTGACCTCTGGCCGTGCCGGCACCAAATCCTCGGAGGCTGCCATCGAGGTCGTGTATAAGATCGTCAACGAGGAGGACTGCTCTGCCGTGGTCATCCGCAAGCGGCACAACAAGCTCCGGAAGACGGTCTACAAGGAGATCAAGAGAGCCATCAAGAGGCTGGGCCTCGACGAGCGGCTGTTCAAGATCACCATCAGCCCCATGGAAATCACCTACAAGGCCAACGGGAACACCATCTACTTCACCGGATCCGACAGCATCGACGACACCAAGGGCATCATCGACGAGAACAAGCCGATCAAGCTGGTCCTGCTGGACGAGGTCAGCGAGTTCTTCACGGATGGCGAGGGCGAGGACGAGCTCCAGAACATCGAGGCGACCTTCATCAGAGGCAACGCCGAGGGCTTCCAGATGCTCTACCTATACAACCCGCCGAAGAACCCCAACGCGCCGGTCGTTACCTGGTGCCGGAAGATGGAGAAGCGCCCGGACTGCATCCACGTTCATGTGGACTACCGGGACGTGCCTCCGGAGTGGCTGGGCGCCAAGCTGATCGAGTCCGCCGAGATCCTCCGGAGAGTCGACGAGCGGCTGTGGCGCTGGCTCTGGCTGGGGCTCTCCATCGGCGTCGACGAATTGATCTACTATATGTTCGGCGACGCTGCCATCGCACGACCGGAGGCTGAGGCCTACCGGATCATCGGCGTCGGCGTGGACTATGGCCAGCAGAACGCCACCACCTTCCAGGCTGCGGGCCTGAATGAGTCCAAGCGCCGGCTGGAAGGTCTGGCCGAATATTACCACAGCGGCCGGGAGTCCGGCACGCAGAAAAGCCCGAGCGAATACGCCAAGGACTTCGTCAAGTTCCTGGACGAGCTGCATGAGACCTACTCGTGCAGCTATTTTTATACCTTCATCGACCCGTCGGCTCGCGGTCTGATGGAGGAAATCAAACGAGCCACACGAAGCACCGGCTACACCGTGCTGATCCGTGACGCCGAGAACGAGGTGGCGCTGGGGATCTCCCGCGTGCAGAATCTCCTCACCTTCAAGCTGCTGACCGTCTCACCAGACCAGGAGAACGCCGTCCGGGAGTTCGGTCTGTATGAGTACGACAAGGACAGCATCGAGAAGGGCCGAGAGGTGCCGGTCAAACAAGACGACCACGCCATGGACGCGATCCGCTACCTGGTCATGGGAATGTGGTCGAAAGTAAAGCACTACCTACCCGTCAGGGATAAAGAGGAGGAGCCGGAAGGAGCCATAAAATGAACATTTTCGAGTATTTCAAAAAGAAGGGCATCGACACCATCGACAGCTCCTTCTATAGCAAGATCGCCATGTGGGACAGCTGGTACAGGTCGAACGTGAGAAAGTTCCACCAGTTCCGCGTCTACCATGGCTCCGGGCAGTATGAGCGCTGCCACCGCAAGAGCCTCGGCATGGCCAAGAAGATCTGCGAGGACATCAGCGACCTGCTGCTGAACGAGCGCGTCACCATCACCATCAAGGACGCGACCACTGCCGAGTACGTCCGCAGCGTCCTCGATGCTGCGAACTTCACCGTGCAGGGCAGCGAGTACCAGGAGCGCAAAGCCGCCTGCGGCACCGTGGCCTATGTGCCCTACCTGACCAACACAGAGCTGGACGATCAGGGCCGCATCATCAGCGCCGACGTCAAGCTGGACTATGTGGTGGCCAGGAACATCTTCCCGACTGCCTGGGAGAACTCCAGGATCACGGAGTGCATCTTCGTCTTCCCGAAGACCTACAAGCGCAAGAAGTACGCCAACTTCCAGCACCACAAGCTGGCGCCTCTGGTCGGTGAGAACGGCGAGGATCTGGGCTATCAGTACGTCATCGAGAACACCGTCGTGGAGTGCAGCTCTGGCGCCGGTCGTGAACTGACACCCGAGGAGTGGAACAAGATCCCGCACTTCGAGGGCCTGGCTGCCAGAGTCGAGACCGGCTCCAACCTGCCCCAGTTTGTCATCGACAAGCTGAACATCGCCAACAACGTCGACGAGGACGACACGAGCCCGATGGGCGTGGCTCTCTTTGCCAACAGCATCGACGTCCTGGCCAAGATCGACCTGGAGTACGACAGCTACGCCAACGAGTTCACCCTCGGCCGCAAGCGTGTCTTCGTGGCGCCTGAGATGCTGACCGACGCCAACGGCTCCCAGGTATTTGATCCGGACGACAGCGTCTTCTACACGCTGCCGGAGGACTACTTCAAGAACACCAAGGAAGCCATGCGCGAGGTCAACATGGAGCTCCGGATCGAGGAGCACGAGACCGCCATCAACAACGATCTGAACCTGCTGAGCTTCAAGTGTGGCTTCGGCACCCAGTATTACCGCTTCGAGCGCGGCTCGGTCGCAACGGCCACCCAGGTCATCAGCGAAAACTCCGATATGTACCGCACGATCCGCAAGCACGAGATCATCCTCCGGGACGCTCTCACCGATCTGATCCACACGATCATCCGCCTGGGCGTGACCGCCAACGTGTCCGGCCTGGTGGAGAACACCGACATCGTGATCGACTTCGACGACTCCATCGTAGAGGACAAGCAGACCGAGCGAGCTGAGGACCGCAAGGACGTCGCCATGGGCGCCATGGGTCTGCCGGAGTACCGCGCCAAGTGGTACGGCGAGACTGAGGAGGTCGCAGCTGGAAAGCTGCCGGATCAGTCCGCTGCCGTCATGATGTAACCCGATGGACGAGAGTTATCAGAACCTACTCGCCGCCGGAGTCGAGGCGAAATACAGAGCGCTGGAGATGTCGATCATGGACGACATCATCCGCAGGATCCAGAAGGCCGGCAGGATCACCGACGCCGCCGACTGGCAGATCCAGCGCCTGGTCATCCTGGGCAACAGCACCCAGGACATCGAGGACTTGATCCGGAGAGCGGTGGGCGGAAACGAGGACGAAGTCCGCCGGCTCCACGCTGAGGTCATCGAGCGGGAATACACCCGCGACCGGTCGCTCTACGAGCAGATCGGCAAGGAGTTCATCCCCTACGAGCTGAACCCTGAGCTCCAGCAGATCACCGACGCCCTGGTGAAGCAATCCACCGAGGAGCTCTACAACATCACCAAGAGCACCGGCTTCATGCTGGAGAACGGCAGCGGCCGGAAGATCTTCACGCCGCTGTCTGACGTCTACAACCGCTACCTGGACGACGCCATCACCGGCATGGCCAACGGCGCCTACGACTACAACACACTGGTCCGGCGCCTGGTCAGTCAGATGACGGCCTCCGGGCTCCGGACTGACCACGCCTTCAGCGATGGCGGCAGCGACTACGGCGTGGACTACGCCAGCGGCTGGCACAATCGCGTGGACGTGGCTGCCCGGCGTGCGCTGCTCACCGGCTTCGGCCAGCTGACGCAGCACGTCACAGATCTGAACGCCCAGCGCCTGGGGACCAACTACTTCGAGGTCACATGGCACGGAGGCGCCAGACCGGAGCACGCAGCATGGCAGGGCAAGGTCTACACCAAGGAGCAGCTGACGACCAAGTGCGGCCTGGGCACCGGTCCGGGCCTGCTGGGCTGGAACTGCCGGCACACCTACTACCCCTTCATCCCCGGCATCAGCGAGCGCCTCTACACAGACGAGTGGCTGGAGGAGCAGAACCGCAGGGAGGCCACCCCGCGCAGCTTCCGGGGCAAGGAGTACAACGCCTACGAGGCCACCCAGAAGCAGAGGCAGATGGAGACGGCCATGAGGGCCAGGCGTGAGCAGGTGCAGCTCCTCCGCACCGCCGGAGCTGACAAGGAAGACATCACCATCGCCCAGTGTAAGTACCAGGCCCAGCTGGAGCAGTACCGCAGCTTCTCCGCTGCGATGGGCCTGGAGGAGCAGATGGAGCGCGTCTATACCGGCCGCACCACTGGCAGGGTCTCACCGAGCCCGCAGGTCTACGCCCGCTGGCAGGCTGAGCAGATCGCCAAGGCTCAGGAGCGAGCCGAGAAGCGCCGCAGAGCGGACCAGGACGCCGCTCAGAGAGGAGGAAGCACATGATCAACATCCACGTCGACGAGAACAGTCTGAGCGTAACAGGGCACGCTGAGCGGCCTGCTGGCGTGCCTCCTGGCAATAACATCATCTGCGCGGCCGTGTCTTCGGTCACGCTGACGCTGATCGAGGGGCTGCGGGAGATCGCCGGCCTCCAGATCGAGGCCATCACTGAGCCCGGCAACGTGCAGATCAAGTGGGACCGGCTGAACGACATCGGCAAGGCCCTGATCGACACCTGGCTGCTGGGGATCTACGGGATCCAGGGCAGCTACGGAAATATCACAATAGTTTAAGCGCCGCGAGGTGCTTTTATTATGGGCAGACGCCGCTCCCTAAATGCGGCGGGAATGATCACGACTCATCACAAAAACGGAGGAATAACAATGCACAAGTTTTTCAACCTTCAGCTCCTGGACAACGGCGGCCAGGGCGGCGCTGGCGATGGCCAGGGCGGCAACGCCGGATCTGGCAACGGCGGCCAGGCAGGAAACGCCGGGAACAATGGCGGCAACGCTGGCCCCAGCTACAGCTTCCAGCAGGCCGAGGAGATCGCAAACGCCAGAGCCTCTCGTGCTGAGAGGGCTGCCCTCGCTTCCTACTTCCAGCAGCAGGGTCTGAGCGAGGAGCAGATCAACCAGGCCATCGCGGACTACAAGGCCCAGCAGGCAGCGCAGAAGCCCAACGTGGACGCCATCACAAGAGAGCGCGACGAAGCTCGCGCAGAGCGTGACGCTCTGAAGAACGCCCAGACACTCCGCCAGAAGGGAGCCCGCGACGAGGACGCTGACTATGTCATGTTCAAGGCCCAGGCTCTCATGAAGGAGGACAGCAAGCTGGACTTCGACAAGGCCGTCACTAAGTTCCTGAAAGACAACCCGCGCTTTACCACTGCCGGCAGCGGATCCTACCGCGTGAAGACCGGCACGGACGGCTCCGGTGCAGGTGGCTCTGATACCAAGAGCAACTCCTTCATCAACGACGCCATCCGCAGAGCGGCGCGGAGATAACTCACAAAATTATGGAGGTATAACCACATGAAAAAGTTCTTTAATCTTCAGCTGTTTGAGACTGACGCCCAGATCATCGACAGATCCGGCGCCGAGTCCCTGATCCCCGAGGAGCGTGCTGCGGAAATCATCCAGGGCGCCATCGCCCAGTCCGCTGTCCTCTCCATGGGCCGCCGTCTGGCTAACATGACTGCAGCCCAGACCCGTCTCCCTGTTCTGGACGCTCTGCCCATCGCCTACTTCGTGAACGGCGACACCGGTCAGAAGAAGACCACCAGACAGGCATGGGACAAGAAGACCATCATCGCCGAGGAGATCGCGGTCATCGTCCCCATCCCCGAGGCAGTTCTGGACGACGCCGACTACGACATCTGGGGCGAGGTCCGTCCTCGTATCCAGGAGGCCTTTGGCCAGGTCATCGACGCCGCCATCCTGTTCGGCACTGACAAGCCTGCAACCTGGCGTGAGGGTCTGGTGCCTTCCGCTACTACTGCCGGCGCAGTGAAGCAGATCTCCGCTGATCTCTACACTGACCTGCTCGGCGAGGGCGGCATCATCTCCAAGGTGGAGGAGTCCGGCTACTTCGTGTCCGGTCATGTGGCCGACATCGGTATGCGGGCTAAGCTGCGCGGCCTGAAGGACGGCAGCCAGCGCCCTCTGTTCCTGAACTCCATGCAGCAGGCTGGCAACTATACCCTGGACGGCTCCGCCATCCAGTTCCCTCGCAATGGCGCCTTCGACAAGACCAAGGCCCACATGATCTCCGGCGACTTCTCTCAGCTGGTGTATTCCATCCGCCAGGACATCACCTTCAAGCTGTTCACTGAGGGCGTCGTGCAGAACACTGACGGCGCCATCGCCTACAACCTGATGCAGAACGACATGGTGGCCCTTCGTGCTGTCATGCGTCTGGGCTGGGAGATCCCGAACCCTGTCAACGCCATGGCCAAGGAAAAGGCGAAGCGCTTCCCGTTCGCCGTGCTGACCCCTGCCGGCGCCTAAGTAAAGGAGGTGCAGCCTGATGTACGTCTCCCATGAATACTACAGCCAGACCTTCGGGGGCCTGCTCCCGGAGGCTGACTTCAAAAAGGCCGAGGCCAAGGCGGAGGCGGTCATCGGCTACCTGACCTATATCAACGGGGACATCTTCGCCAAAGAGGACAACCGCGTGAAGCTCGCGGTCTGCGCTGCGGCGGAGGTCGTTCATTATCACAATGCCCAGGCCAGTGCAAACGGCAACCAGGCGGCAGGTGTGAAAAGCGAGACCAACGACGGCTACTCCGTGACCTACATCACGGAAGGCCAGGACGGCCAGACGGCTGAGGAACTTCTCCGGAAGAAGATCTACGAGGCCGTCCGCGTATACCTGCTGCCGACCGGATGGCTGAGTCGGGTCCTGAAGGGAGGCTGCGGCCGTGTATGTTCAGACAGCGATCACAGTCTTTAATAAGCGACTGAGCGCAGACCGTCGAGAGGTCTACTTCCCGACCTGCATCCGCAGCGCGTCGTTTCTGGAAAATAAGAGCTCCGGCCACTCCACGGACGGAGCTCACTCCCAGAGCCTCGCCTACAAGCTGCGGATCCCGGCCAACGCAACGGTCCAGAACGGCCGGGGCTACGTCTCCGAGGCTGAGTATGCCTGCATGGACGACGCGGCCGCTGCCGGCTGCTGGACACTTCAGACGGGCGACTATGTCGTGCCGATGGAGACCGCGCTGGCGGATCCCATTGACGCCGGAGCGCTGGAGGAGCTCGCAGCTCACAGCCAGCTGATCCACGTCAAGGAGTACGCTGACAACACCATCAGAGGCTCGGCCGCCGTGAAGCACTGGCGGATCGGAGGCGAGTAAAATGGCGTTTAAGCCCATCACCAACCCCAGGGGCGTCATCATCCAGGGAAAGAATGGCAAGGCCCAGCTGATCTGGAACGCCGGCTGCGCCCCGAGAATGAACGAAGTGCTCAGCAAGAAGCAGGAGATCATCGACAGCGAAGTGCTCAGGCTCTGCGCTCCGATGGTCCCTAAGCGCACCGGCGCCCTGGAGCGATCCGGCACGCTGGGCACTGTCATCGGCTCCGGCGAGGTGCAGTACATCGCACCCCACGCCCGCAAGCAGTATTACAACACCAGCCAGACCCGGAGCTACGACTCCAGGCGCGGCGGTATGTGGTTCGAGAGAATGAAAACCGCACACAGAGCGCAGATCCTGAGACTGGTCAACGGAAAGTAAAGGAGGCCCAACATGGTCAAGTCAATCATCGAGGGCGTCGCCAACTATTTCAGGGACTGCCCTCTCCTCAGCGCCGGAGTGTTCCGCGTCGACGCCCTGGGAGATAAGCCGCAGGAGTACACCATCGAGACGGGGATCTTCAACCCCATTATCGAGACGTACATCGACGGCAGCTCCGACCGGCGTTACCAGTTCAACTTCGGCAGCCGGGAGTATTACAGCATGGACCGGCTCCAGAACATTGCCAACAGCACCTTCTACGAGGACTTCGCCAACTGGGTCGAGGCGCAGGAGGCGGCCGGCAAGTTCCCGGAGCTGCCGGAAGGTATGCACCCGGAACAGCTCAGCGTGCTCTCGTCTGGCTATATGTTCGACGAGGCCATGAGGAACGCACGCTATCAGATCCAGTTAGAACTCATTTATCACAAGGAGGCATAAGCACATGAAAAAGTTTGATCTTCAGCTCTTTGACGAGAGCCGTGCTGCCCTGCTTCGCAACGCCATCGCGGACTATGCCGAGATCGACGGCGCCTTCGAGCTCATGGGCACCGGCTTCACCACTCTGGACGAGAGCCCCAACGCACAGACCGACAGCGAGACCTACATCAACGAGGTCACTGCATCCACCGACATCACCAGCTACGAGACCGAGTTCGCCTACGAGTCCCGCCTGATCCCTTCCCAGAAGGCGATCTACAAGCTCTGGAAGATGGGCCGCGATCACGCCACTGGCAGCGACGCCCAGCTGAAGTATGTCCGCGTGGAGCTGTTCAACCCCATCGGCGAGCCCTCTGAGGCTACTGCCGAATACACCGCCCGCCAGTTTATCGTGGCCAACGAGGTCAGCGAAAACTCCGGCGCCGGCGGCGAGAAGATCAGCGTCACCGGCACTCTGCACGCCGTCGGCGATCCCGTTCTGGGCAAGTTCGACACCGTGACCAAGAAGTTCACCGCCGGCGACTTCAAGGGCAAGTACGACACCGCAGCAGCTGGCTAAGTCCTAAACAACGCAACAACTGGCTCCGCACGACTGGCCTGATCAGGCAGTGAGCGACCAGGCACCAGCAGGCCAAACGGTGCCGCCTGCTGGTGCTCTTTTTATAGCACCGACCAATGGAGGAAAACAAAATAATGGAATTGATCATTAACAACGTCAAGCTCGAAGGCGATCTGATGGACGCCGACTTCATGGAGAAGTTCGAGACGGCCATGGTTAAAATGCGCGACTCTGCTCTGGAGGCGAAGCGTCAGAGCTTCCCGACTGCTGCGGCCAATTACCGCGCCCAGTGCGAAGTCGTCAACACCTGCTTCGACGAGATCTTCGGCGCCGGCACGGCTGTCAAGCTGTTCGGCGGCAAGATGAACGTCATGGATCACCTCAAGGCCATCGAGAAGGTCAGCGAGTGGGCCGCTGGTGAGCGCAAGGCTCTCAACGACCTCACCAACCGCTACACCCAGCGCCAGCAGAACTCCGTCCGTAATATGCAGACCGCGCAGTTCGTCTCTCAGAAGCACGGCAAGGGTAAAAAGCGCTGAACCTGCTGATCGACGGGCTGCCGGAGGAGGTCGAGATCGCGGGCCAGCTGGTCCCGATCAGCACGCACTTCCGGACAGGCATACTGTTCGAGGAAGTGCTGCAAGATCCTGAGCTCGATGATCTGGAGAAGATCCAGACCGCGCTCCAGTTATACTTCCCCGGCGTCGTTTTTGACCCTGATGTGCTCGACGAGGCGATCAGCAAGATGGTCTGGTTTTACCGCTGCGGCGTGGATCCCGCAGAGACGACGGGCAAGTCCGCAGACGGCACCGTCAACGATGAACCGCCTTTTTCCTACGAGCACGACGCTGATTATATTTTTTCCGCGTTCATGCAGGCCTACGGCCTGGATCTGGCGCGGCGCCCCCTCCACTGGTGGCAGTTCCGAGCGCTCTTTAGATCGCTACCCGAGGACACGCAGCTGGTCAAGATCATCGGCTACCGCACGATGAAGATCCCGGCCAAGATGTCCAAGGAGCAGCGGCAGCACTATGAGAAGATGAAGCGCATCTACGCTCTCCCTCAGTCGGCTGACCGTCAGCAGCTCGAAAGTGACCTAAACAACCTACTTATGAACGGCGGCAACCCCGCCGCACTCTTGAACGGTAGCGAGGTAAGGTCATGGCATCAGATGGAACCCTAAAATTTGACACAAGCCTGGACTCCGGCGGTCTACAGTCGGGGATGGGCAAGGTCGCAGGCATCGCACAGCAGGCGCTGGGCGTGTTCAGCGGCCAGATGATGACCAGGGCAGTCGATAGCCTGGTCAACCTCGGGAAGACGGCCCTCAGCAGTGTGGGCGCTCTCGAACAGAACGTGGGCGGCGTCGAGACGCTGTTCGGCGACACTGCGGACGCAGTCATCGCCGCAGCGGATCGCGCCTACCAGACGGCAGGAATGTCTGCCAACGACTACATGAGCACGGTCACGAGCTTCTCGGCGTCCCTGCTCCAGTCCCTCGGAGGTAACACCGAGGAAGCCGCCAAGGTGGCGGACATGGCCATCATCGACATGGCCGACAATGCGAACAAGATGGGCACGTCCATGGATATGATCCAGAACGCGTACCAGGGCTTCGCAAAACAGAACTACACCATGCTGGACAACCTGAAGCTGGGCTACGGCGGCACGAAGACCGAGATGGAGCGACTGCTGGCCGATGCTCAGAAGCTGACGGGCGTCAAGTATGACATCAACAACCTGAACGACGTCTACCAGGCGATCCATGTGATCCAGGAAGAAATGGGGATCACCGGCACCACAGCCAAGGAAGCCTCCGAGACGCTGGAGGGATCCATGGCAGCGGCGAAGGCCGCCTGGGATAACTTCATGAACGGCTCCGGCGATGCTGATCAGCTGGCCGACGCCTTCGCAACGGCGGCGGACAACATCGTCAAGAACCTGGCCGAGATCATCCCGCGCTTCGCTGAGACGCTGCCGGCTCTGGCCGGTGCCATCGTTTCCCAGATCCCGGGATTGGCTGCTGCCATCGTGCCCGCAGTCCTCTCTGCTGGCCAGAGTATTCTGGAGCAGGCCCGGGACGCTGTCACGGCTTTCGACTTCGTGGCGGCTGCTGAGGACGTCGTGCAGAAGATCACGGACTTCATCAGCAGCGACGGCCTGGGCTCTTTCCTGGGCTGTCTGGTGGACATTTTCACCGGCATCGTCAACGGTATCAGCTCCATGCTGCCGGTGCTTCTGCCGGCTCTCGTCGAGCTGATCGCCTACACCGTGACCACTCTGATCGACCAGCTGCCGGCTCTCCTGGAGTGCGCGCTCCAGCTGATCATCGGCCTGGCTGACGGTCTGCTCGCTGCGCTGCCTGTTCTGGTCGCAGCACTGCCGGAGATCATCAACTCCGTGGTGAGCTTCCTGGTGGCAGCAATTCCTCAGATCCTCCAGGCAGGCATCACGCTCCTGCTGGCTCTGGTGGACGCGCTCCCGACCGTGATCGACGCACTGATCGCAGCGCTGCCTCAGATCATCGAGTCCACAGTCTCCACGCTGGTCGCAGCAGCGCCTCAGATCGTGCAGGCGGGCATCTCGCTCCTGCTGGCTCTGATCGAGGCCATCCCGGTCATCGTGCCCCAGATCGTGGCCGCACTGCCCCAGATCATCACGGCCATCATCAACGGCCTGATCGCAGCGGGCCCGCAGGTCCTGGCAAGCGCCCAGGAAGTGTGGGGTCAGATCACCGCAGCTGTCCCTCAGCTGATCGCTGACATCGGCGCGGCCGTGCCGGAGATCATCAACGGCATCGTCAACGGCCTGGCCGCTGGCGCGTCCGCAGTATGGGACGCAGCCTGCCAGCTGGGCAGCAACATCCTGGGCGGCATCAAGAGCTTCCTGGGTATCAACAGCCCGAGCACCGTCATGGCGGAGCAGGGCAACTACATCATCCAGGGCCTGCTGAACGGTCTGGAGACCATGCCCGACGCGGTCAGCCAGCTGTTCCAGTCCACCCTGGACAGCATCACCACCTGGGGCTCTGACATGGTGGCCCGGATCGGCGAGTGGGGCGCCAATATGGCGACCACAGCCGGCACGGCGATGAACACCATGGTCCAGACTGTCATCCAGTGGGTGCAGCAGCTCCCCGAGCAGGTCTGGGTCTGGCTGGTTAATACGGCCAACAAGCTGAACCAGTGGACGATCCAGCTCGTGCAGAAGGGCCAGGCGGCCGCCACAGGCCTCGTCAACGCCGTCCTCGATGGCGTCCGTACACTGCCGAGCCTCATGGTCTCCGTCGGCTCTGACATCGTCCAGGGCCTCTGGAACGGCATCAGCGCAGGATGGTCCTGGCTGACCAATAAAGTCGCAGACCTGGCCCGGAGCCTGCTGCAAGCTGCGAAGAACGCCCTCGACATCGGATCGCCTTCTCGTGAGTTCCGTGACGAGGTCGGCCGCTGGATCATGCCCGGCATCGGTGAAGGCATCGACAAGTCCATGCCTGAGACGCTGCAAAACCTGAAGGCAAGAGCCGGAGAGCTCGTCGGCGCCATGCGTGCCGAGCTGGCGGCCTCCACCTCTCAGATGGCTCTCGTGGCTTCTCACGCTGCCGGTCTGAGGACCGCCGGCGTCGGCACCACGGTCTACTATGACAACCGCGTGGAGCAGAACAATGAGTACCACGTTCCGGTCGCCAGCCCGTCCGAGGTAAACAAAGCACAGCGCGAGGCTGTCAGAAAGCTGGTCGGAGGTGTGAAATGAATAAATTAACCCTGAAGATCGTGCTCACCTGCAACGGCCGGACCCTCACCATGGGGCCCGGCTCCGATCTGGACATCACAAAGGTCTCCGGACTGGAGTCGTCCGACATCTCCCTGAGCACGTCAGACAATGCCCTCGTCGACGGCGTAACAGTCGACGGCAAGAAGATCCAGGCCCGCCCGATCCACATCGAGGCGGCCTTCCGGGATCTGAAAAACAACGCGGAGAACCGGCAGAAGGTGATCAAGTTCTTCAACCCGAAGTACACCGGCAAGGCGCTGATCACCAACATGGGCGTCAGCCGCAACATCGAGTACGAGCTGGAGGGCTGGAGCTTCAAAGAGCAGGCCAACCTCAACAGCCGCCTGAAGATCGTGGTCGACCTCCTCTGCCCGGATCCGTATATGCTCAACACGGACAACTTCGGCAAGAACATGGCAGCCTTCACCGCCCTGTTCGCGTTCCCGTGGAGAGTCACCAGCCAGAAGGTCCTGGGCGTGCCTAAGCCCTACACAGGGCTCGCCCTGGGCGGCATGGCCATGGCCTACAGAACGCTCCGCCAGGAGGTGGCTCTGGCCAACGACGGCGACGTTCAGACCGGTGTGATCATCAAGTTCGTGGCCACTCGTGGCCCGGTAAAGAACCCGAAGATCGCCAAGGTCGGAACATCCAACTTTATGAGGGTGAAGGTGGACATGGAGATGGGCGACGTCCTGGTCGTCGACACCAACGAGCGGCACCAGGTCGTCGAGCTCAATGGCGTGAACTGCTACCAGCGAGTGGACAGGGCCAGCAACCCCTTCCAGCTGGACGTGGGCGACAACTATCTGGAATACGCAGCCGACGAGAACTACGTCAATCTGGACGTAAACCTCTACTACACGCCCAAATATCTGGGGGTGTAAATTATGCGAATTTCAGTATTAAACGCCAGCTTCGAGCTGCTCGGCGAGTTCTCCATCTACCGCTCACTGATCTGGAACCGGCGATACTATGAGCCGGGCGTGTTCGAGATCCACACAGCCGTGGAATACTTCCCGCTGCTGAACTCGGGCCGCTATATCTTCCGGCACGACCGGCAGGAGCTGGGCGTCATCCGGGAGGTCAACTACACACAGACCAGCAAGGGCGCCCGCACAGCTTACTGCAAGGGCTACTTCAGCGAGGCCCAGTTCAACAACCGCGTCACCGTTCCCGCTGCCAATATCACCGGCACGCCGGAGGAGATCAGCAGGGCCCTGGTGACGACGTACTTCATCAGCCCCAGCGACGGCGACCGTGTTTTCCCTCAGATCCGGCTGGGAGTGCTCTCCGGTCTGGGCTCGTCCACTACCCTGCAAAGCACTGGCGACCAGATCGGCGACAAGATGTACGAGCTGGAGCGCACCCAGGAACTGAGCCACCGCCTTGTCTTCGACTTCGAGGAGAACATCCTCACGTTCGAGGTCTGGGCTGGCCTGGATCGCACCGATGACCAGGAAGTGAACAGCCCGGCAACCTTCTCCAATGCGTTCTACAACGTCAAGAATGTCGTCTACGACCGCGACGCCAGCAATGCCGCCAACTTCGCCTATGTGGCCGGAGAGGGCGAGGACGCTGATCGTGTCATCGTGGAGGTGGACGCCAGAACTGACGCCACCCAGGAGCGTCGGGAGATCTTCGTGGATGCACGAGACCTGCAGAAGACCTACAAGGACAGCAGCGGCACAGAGCGCACCTACTCCGACACCCAGTACGCCGCCCTGCTCCGGCAGCGCGGCCTGGAGAAGCTGGACGAATACGCTCAGGTGGAGGTCGTCAACAGCGACATCGACGCCAGCGCCAACCTCGTCTACATGGAAGACTTCGACCTGGGAGATCTCTGCACCTATCAGAACCAGGACGTCGGCGTCGAGACCGTGAAGCGGATCACCGAGATCCAGGAGGTCTACGAAGGCAGCAAGGCGACGCTCAACATCACCTTCGGCAATGACGAGTCCACCTCACTCACAAAAATCATAAGGAGGGAAACAACCTAATGCGATACGGATATTTTGACAGCGAGATCATCGGCACAGACTCGGAGGGTATGCCCATTTTCGACCGAGCTGAGACCTCCGATCTGTTCCGTCTTCTCTTTTCCAAACTGGTCAGCAACGGCGTCCTGGCGTCCCCCAGCGACTGCTTCCAGGTCGTAGCTGCGGAAGGTCTGAACGTCACCGTCCGGCCCGGATTCGGCATGATCAAGGGCGCCTTCGCCTACGATGACGCCGAGAACCGACTGGCCCTGGCTGCGGCCCCGACACAGTACAGCCGCATCGACCGCATCGTTCTCCGCTGCAACTTCGCGGACAGACTCTGCGAGCTGGTCGTCAAGACCGGCACCGTGGCCAATACTCCGGCCGCTCCGGAGATCGTCCAGCCCGCAGCCGGCGACTACTTCGAGCTGGGCCTGGCGACGGTCCTGGTGAGCGCCAACGCGACAGCAGTGACCCAGGCCAACATCACCGACACCAGACTGGACAGCGCGGTCTGCGGCTTCATCACGCAGCTGATCGACCATCTGGACACCAGCACCTTCTTCGACCAGCTCGACCAGTTCTACACTGAGTTCGTCAGCAAGACCGAGGCCGACTACCAGCTGAGCCGTGAGCAGTACCTGGAGATGTGCCAGGACATCGTGGACACGCTGACAACCTTCGAGCAGACCGCCGAGTCCGACTTCGATCTCTGGTTCCAGAGTATCAAGGACAAGCTGGCCGGAGACATGGCCGGAGCGCTCCAGAACCAGATCGACGCTCTGACCGAGACGATCTTCCTGGACAAGTACGGCCTCTGCCCCAAAGTGACCACCATCACCAAAAACGCAGCCGGCGAGACTGAAGGGATCCTGGAGACCGACGAGGGCGCCCAGGTGACGGCCCTGACGACCTTCCAGAAGGACGCAGAGGGCAACACCAGCAGCATCGTCACGGTCATCACTCCCGCATACGGCAACTACTACTACACGAAGACCGCCGCGTTCGAGACTACTGACGGCAACGGCAGCAAGTCGATCACGGAGTCCTACACCCAAAACATAAAGGAGGCCTAACCACATGGCAGACTTCACAGGTGCCCAGTACACAGTCGACGAAGTGCTGGCAGGCATCAAGAAAAACCAGATCACCGGCCTGCCTCCCTCTAACCTGACCAGCAAGAGCGTCAGGATCGGAGACGGCAAGGCCACACTCGTCTGGAGCGTTCCGGCCACGACTACGGTCGACGGCCAGGTGCTTCAGACTACCGGCGGCGTTATGATCCGCCGCAAACTGGGCGAAGCCCCCGCAAGCGTCACCGACGGCGACCTGGTGCTCGTCACCAGCGACCTGAGCGGCAGCTTCGAGGACACTGGCCTGGAGAACGACCAGACCTACTTCTGGCGCTTCTTCCCGTTCAGCGACCACGGCGTCTACAATCTCAACGAGGAGAACATCATCAGCGCGACCCCTCGCGCCTACATCCTCTACGGCTTCGAGATCAACAAGGCCAACAGTGACCCCGAGAGCTGCGTCACCTACACCGACATGGCCGTGGGCTTCACCCCCGCCCGCGTGAATTTGTCCACCGGCGCCTTCGACCCCGGCAGCTGGACCGAGGATGTGTTCTTCCGCCAGAACAACCACGTCTGGATGGTAAAGAGCGACGGCACTCCTGACTACCAGCTGAACGACAACGACTACACGAAGAAGCTGGACGGCTCCGCCTCTGACGTCAGCAACAGCGCCTACGACGGCAACGCCATGGTCCGCTTCGACACCGTCTGGATCAAGGCCTCCGAGAGTGGCAACGTCATGAAGGTGCAGATCTGCAACATCCAGCTGGACGAGGACTTCCACGCCTATGCTCATACCCGTGAGGACGGCAGCATCATGGACTACATCTGGATGGCAGCCTTCGAGGGCTCCACCATCAGCTCCAAGATCCGCTCCATCAAGGGCGTCGCTCCTACCACCAGCCAGACCGGCGCCAACGAGATCACCTACGCGGCCAACAATGGCAGCCTCTGGGGCACTCAGACCTGGAGCCAGATCAACTTGATCAATATGCTGCTGATCCTGATGGGAAAGAGCACCAACACCCAGGCCGTGTTTGGCTACGGCCACAATAGCGGCGGATCTCAGGCCGGCCATCTGCTGAAGACCGGCACGATCTCCGACAAGGGCGCCTTCTACGGCACCAGCGGCAACGTGGCCATGAAAGTGTTCCACATCGAGAGCTACTACGGCGACGCCTGGAACCGCATCAGGGGCTGCGTGACCGACGGCAACAAGCAGATCCTCGTAAAAATGACCCCGCCCTACAATACCGCAGGCACCGGCTACACTGCGACCGGCATCACGCCCGGCGGTACTTCCGGCGGATATATCAGCGCGGCCAAGATGACCGCGAACGGCCTGATCCCTCAGACCGCGAGCGGCTCCGAGACCACATACTTCGCGGACGGCCTCTGGTTCGCTGCCTCGTGCTACGCGCTCGTGGGTGGCAGCTGCGACAATGGTATGAAAGTCGGAGCGGTTGCTCTGAATTTGAACAATGCCGTGTCCAATACGAACTGGAACATCGGCGCCGCGCTATCTTGTCTACATCCCAATGAACCAGCCCGCCCGGGTCCTACACCCCAGGATCTTGAAATAGATCTACCAGCAGTGGAAATAAAGCCAAGACAAGGCACCGGCCAGTAAGCAGCAGGCCCGCAGCCGGTGAGGCGATAAGAAAGAAGACAACCTTGTTATGAAAAGTTTCCGTATTGACGACACGGCCGCAGCTTCCTCCGGAAGCATCGAGAGGGCCATGCTTAACGCATCAAAGAGAAAGAGGTCCAGGAAGGACGTCCAGCGCAGGCTGGCCAAGATGGAGGAGACCATCGCCACGCTCCAGGTCGTGATCGAGGAGCGCAGCTACAACCCCAGGCACCACGAGGCCATCGTCATTAACGAAAACGGACCCCACAAAGAGAGGCAGATCATCAAGCCGGACTACTTCCCGGAGCAGATCATGCACCACGTCGCTGTCCAGGCTCTCCATCCCTGCATCATGCACGGCATGGGCGCCTTCGTGCTCGGCTCCATCCCAGGACGCGGGGCGCACTACGGGAAGCGCTACATCGAGAAGTGGCTGCGGCACGATGAAAAGAACACCAGGATCATCGGCAAGCTGGACATCCGGCACTTCTTCCAAAGTGTCGACCACGAGCTGCTGAAGGCCTGGATCCATAAGAAAATACGGCCGGGGAAGATCCGCGACCTCTGCGATCTGATCATCGAGGGCGTGGAGGAAGGGCTCCCGCTGGGCTTCTACACGAGCCAGTGGTTCAGCAACTTCCTATTGCAGCCGCCCGACCATTTCATCATGGAGGAGCTGCACGTCTCCCACATGGCGCGGTACATGGACGACATCGTGATCTTCGGATCCAACAAGAAGACCATCCACGCCGCCATGGAGGCCATCGACTTCTATTTGTGGAACAACTTCCGCCTGGAAATGAAGAAGAACTGGCAAGTGTTCCGGATGGAATACGTCACGACCGAGTACGCCATCGAGTGCGAAAAGCTGGGCGATCTGTACGCCCTTCATGACGCGCTGCCGGTGAAGCATCAGCTGAAAATGTACAAGGGCCGCCGGAAGATCTTCCTCAAAGCCAACGCCAGGAACGAGGCCGTCATGGACGAGTACCTGGAGAAGTACGGCGCCAAAGCGGAAACGGTCAGAATGACCCACGGGAGGGCTCTGGATTTTATGGGCTTCGAGTTCCATCGAGACCGGACCTTCCTCCGTAAATCAATTATGATCAGTGCCACACGCAAAGCAGCCCGGATCGGAGCAGCTCACCGGATCAACTGGGTGGAGGCTGCCGGGATGCTCTCATATATGGGCGGGATTGACCACACCAACACCTACGCGATGTATCTGGAGTGGGTCAAGCCGTATGTGAATATCAAGAGGCTAAAGAAAATAATCAGCAACCATCAAAGGAGGCTAAACAATGGAATTGACCTACAAAACCGTCAGGGGCTCCCAGCAGACGCGCCCGGAGGAGCTCGATCTCACGTCGAGCCCGGACAAGGTGTATCTGCGTCGTAATATCACCACTGTCACCGAGGCCAACGCTACCACAGGGGAGTCCATCCAGCTCTGGCAGTACGACGAGGCCATCCTCACCCGGGAGGAGTACGCTCAGTACAAGGCAGAGACGGAAAACGCCGGTCAGCAGCAGATCATGGAGAGACTGCAAACGACCGCAACCGACGACAGCCAGCTGATCATCATGGAGGCCCTCGCGGATCTCTACGATCTGATCGCTTCGCTGGCGTAGAAAGGAGGACGTCATGGTAGAGCTCTACACCAGGCTGATCATCAACAAACGACGCACCATTGACTCCGTGCCGGCAGGCATGAAGTCGGAAGTGGTCGAGCGTCTGAAGGCGCTCGGCTTCGACACTAATGGCGATCCCCTCGGGGAATAAGCCATGATCATCAACTTTATTTTACGAATTTTATGGAGGTACAACATGGTAGATTTGTATGTCGCTTTAATCATCGCAGGACGCAGAACCATTGACCGGGTGCCCGCCAAGTTCAGGGAGGCCGTGATCGCAGACCTCAACGCCCTCGGCCTGGACGAGAACGGCGAGCCCATGGAGGATTATGGCGTCGCTTCTCACTAAGTAAAGGAGGAGCACGTCGATGTCGCCAGAAGTTTCCAGCATTATCATCGCGCTGATCGCAGGTCTGACCGGGTCCGGAGGATGCTCCATCATCCTCTACCTGCTCCAGCGCCGTGATAAGAAAAAAGACGGCCAGACCGAGGAGGACAAGCAACGCGACGAGGCCACCAAGCGCCAGAGCGCGATGCTGCTCGGCCTCGGCCATGATCGGATCGTTTACCTGGGAAGCTGCTACGTCGAGCGGGGCTACATCACTCAGGACGAATACGAAAACCTGCACGACTATCTCTACGAGCCCTATCTGGCGCTCGGCGGGAATGGTACGGCCAAGAAAGTCATGGCGGAGGTGGAACGCCTTCCGCTGCACAAAAACGAGGAGGAATAAACCCATGAAAAAGATCGACTGGATCCGCAAGCTCACGAGCCGCAAGTTCTGGCTCAGTGTGGCTTCTTTCGTCTCCATGCTTATCGTCGCCCTGGGCGGCGCTGAAGCGACTGCCACTCAGGTCACTGGCCTGATCATGGCCGGCGCGACTGTCATCGGCTACGTCATCGGCGAAGGCCTGGCAGACGCCAGCAATGCTTCCGGCGAGGACTCCGGCGCTGCCGGAGAGTAAGCCGTGAAGGTGACAGGGTCCTCCACTGAGAAGACCATCTGGAACTACTTCATCGTCAAAGGAATGAGCCCCGCCGGTGTGGCGGGGCTCATGGGCAACCTATACGCCGAGAGCGGGCTCAATCCGCAGAACCTCCAGAACACCTACGAGAAGCGCCTGGGCTTCACGGACGCCAGCTACACGGCGGCCGTGGACTCCGGCGCCTACGCCAACTTCGTCCGAGACGGGGCTGGCTACGGCCTCGCACAGTGGACATACTGGAGCCGCAAGGAGGCCATGCTCAACTATGCGAAGAAGACCGGCGCGTCCATCGGCGACCTGATCATGCAGCTCGACTTCATGTACCAGGAGCTGAAGGGCTATGTCGCCGTGTTCCAGGTGCTCCGAACAGCCCGGACCGTAAAAGAAGCGTCGGACATCGTGCTGACCAAGTACGAGCGCCCGGCCGACATGAGCGGCGCCGTCAAGGCTAAGCGGGCCAGCTATGGCCAGGCTTTCTACGACGCCTACACCACAGAGAAGGAGGTCAGCACCATGAGCAACAGCCCTCTGGTGACTTATACCAACATCACCAAGAACAAGGCCAGCCCTCGCAACCACGCCATCGACACCATCACGATCCACTGCATCGTGGGTCAGTGGACGGCCAAGCAGGGCTGCGACTATTTTGCCACCACTGACAGAGAGTGCAGCGCCAATTACATCGTCGGCAAAGACGGCAGCATCGGCCTGTCCGTCGACGAGAAGGATCGCTCCTGGTGCACTTCCAGCCGTGAGAACGACAACCGCGCCATCACCATCGAAGTCGCCAGCGACACCGAGCACCCCTACGCTGTCACCGATGCAGCATACAGCGCCCTGATCAATCTGGTGGCCGACATCTGCCAGCGCAACGGCATCAAGCAGCTGGTCTGGTCTACCAACAAGGACGACCGCGTGAACCACGTCAACGGCTGCAACATGACCGTCCACCGCGACTACGCCAACAAGGCCTGCCCGGGCCAGTATCTCTACGAGCGCCACGGTGACATCGCTGCGGCCGTCAATGCGATCCTGGGCTCCGGCACTACCCAGGCGCCGGAAGCGGCTCCGGAGGCCGTCCAGGGCTTCCCCGAGGCTCCTTTCACTGTCCGCGTCATCGTTCCGGATCTGAACTACCGCAAGGGCCCCGGCATGAGCTACGCAGTCAAGGGTCAGACCGGCAAGGGCGTCTTCACCATCACCGAAGTGCAGGACGGCTGGGGCAAGCTGAAAAGCGGCGCCGGCTGGATCTATCTGGAGAACCCGAACTACTGCACCATCCTGGGCGTGGCGTCAAAGCCTCCCGACCCGGATCCCGCAGACGTGCTGGCTGAGGAGATTGCCGGCAAGGTGAAGGGCTCCGGCCTGGATCCCGAGGACATCCTGAACAGGGTCGAGAAGATCCTGGGCGTGGCATGATGGCGCTGCCGGCTGCGCGATCACTGCGGCCGGCGTGTATATGGAATAAGCGAGAGCCCCGGCACCTGCCGGGGCTCTTTTGCTTTATACTGCAATTTTTAGAACGATATAGTCCCGCAGCACGAAGATCTCCGGAGTTCGAGTACCACCGCGCGGGCTCCGGCGGATGTTATTCGCCTGGTTGTAAATAACCTGTTCCTGCAGGTCTGTGTAACCAACGTCTGTGTGAGAATGATGTACAATGTAAACCTCTCTGATCTTGTGTGCCATTTGCAAAATCTCCTTTTTGTATGATAGAATAATGATTATAATTTCCAGCGGGCTGTAGATGCGCAATGCACAAAACAATCCGCGAAATCATGCTTAACCACTGCAACAGGACAGACAACCTATGAACGAAACAAATCTGATTATCCAAAACCGCCTGCGCGAAGCGACCGTCAGTCTGGAACGCGCCAACCTCATCATCTGTGACGAGACGTGGAAATGTGATTCCTCGGTTCCGCCTTTTTCCAGCATTCAGCTCGTCATGCAGGGGGAGGGAACCGTCTGCATCGATGAGACAACCATCCATCCAACAAGCGGACAGCTGTATCTGCTCCCCGCCTACACGAACCAGGCGTTTTTTACCGATATCCATAATCCATACCGCACCTACTATTGCCATTTCGAGATCACCTGCCAGCAGACCGACCTGTTCGAACTCATTCATCTGCCGCTCTGCATCGACGCGAAAGACCCGAAAAAGGCCGAACAGCTTTTCCTCGATCTCGTCCACAGCGTCCGACAGGATGATATCTTTTCTGCGCTGAAAGCCAAACAGGCTGTTTTAAACCTGCTCTGTTACTATCTGGAATGCTGTCCGCCAGACAGCGTTTCCCTTGTCACCCTGAGCTTTGACTCGCCCCTTTCCGATGCCATCG